ATGACGGCACACGCACCACCACCCGCCACCACGGTCGCCGCCCAGGTCGCCGGAATCCCCCATCTGTCGATGGGCGATCTCTGGGCACTGTGGGACGAGCATTTCGATGAACGGCCCGGCCACCACCATCGCGGCTGGCTGGAGAGCCGACTGGCCTACAAGATTCAGGAGCACGCCTTCGGCGGCCTGAAACCCTCTCTGCGCAAGAAGCTCGAAGAGGTCGGCGAAACCGGCATCCTGCCGAAGCAGTTGCGCGGCGACAGCCAGCGCCTGCTGCCCGGCACCATCCTCACGCGCATCTACGACGACGTCGAGCATCGCGTGCTGGTGCGCGGCACGGGCGACTTCGAGTATCAGGGGCAACGCTTCAAGAGCCTGTCCGCGATTGCGGGCCACATCACCGGCAGCCACTGGTCTGGCCCGGTGTTCTTCGGCCTGAAGACGCCCGCCACGAAGAAGGTGACGGCATGAGTTCCCCGCGCGCTCATTCCCTGCCGACGGTCACGCCGAAGAAGCGTTGCGCCGTCTACACCCGCAAATCCACCGACGAAGGGCTGGATCAGGAATACAACAGCCTCGAAGCCCAGCGCGACGCGGGCCTCGCCTTCATCGCCAGCCAGCGGCACGAGGGCTGGATCGCCGTCGGCGACGGCTACGACGACGGTGGCTACTCCGGCGGCAACATGGAGCGCCCGGCGCTGCGCCGCCTGATGGCCGACATCGAGGCCGGGAAGATCGACACCGTGGTCGTCTACAAGATCGACCGCCTGACGCGCAGCCTGCCGGACTTCGCCAAGCTGGTCGAGGTGTTCGACCGCAACGGCGTGTCCTTCGTCTCGGTCACGCAGCAGTTCAACACCACGACCTCAATGGGGCGGCTGACGCTGAACATCCTGCTGTCCTTCGCGCAGTTCGAGCGCGAAGTCACGGGCGAGCGCATCCGCGACAAGATCGCGGCGAGCAAGGCCAAGGGCATGTGGATGGGCGGCGTTCCGCCCTTGGGCTACGACGTCGTCGAGCGCAAGCTCATCGTCAACGAACGCGAGGCGGCGCTGGTGCGCGACATCTTCCGGCGCTACGGCGAGCATGGCTCGGCGGCGCGACTGGTGCGTGAACTGGACATCGAAGGCCACACCACCAAGGCGTGGGTGACGCAAACCGGACGGCAGCGACCGGGGCGCACCATCGACCAGCAGTACCTGTTCACGATGCTGCGCAACCGCATCTACCTCGGCGAAATCTCCAACAACGGCCAGTGGTACGAGGGCCAACACGAAGCCATCGCCACCCCGGCGCTGTGGGATGCGGCGCACGCCTTCATCGAACGGCGCAAGCAGGCTCCGCGCGAACACGCCGCCAAGCATCCGGCGCTGCTGGCGGGCCTGCTGTTCGCGCCCGATGGCCAGCGCATGCTGCACTCCTTCGTCAAGAAGAAGAACGGGCGGCAGTACCGGTACTACGTTCCCTACCTGCACAAGCGACGCAACGCGGGTGCGAGCCTGTCGCCCCATACTCCGGATCGGCCGGACGTCGGCCATCTGCCCGCCGCCGAAATCGAGAACGCGGTGCTGGCGCAAATCCACGCGGCGCTCTCCGCGCCGCAGATGCTGATCGCGGTGTGGCGATCCTGCCAGCAGCATCCTGCAGGTAGCAAGCTCGACGAGGCGCAGGTGGTCGTGGCCATGCAGCGCATCGGCGACGTGTGGGCGCAGTTGTTCCCCGCCGAGCAGCAACGCATCACGCGGCTGCTGATCGAACGGGTGCAACTACACGCGCAGGGGCTGGACATCGTCTGGCGCGAGGACGGCTGGATCGGGTTCGGGGCCGACATCGGCGCGCACCCGCTTGTCGAAGAAGCCCGCGCGCAGGCCGAAGAGGCGCTGGCATGAACACCACGGCGAACCCGCGCAAGCGCACCGTCCACATCGAGGTCAGTACCGATGCCCGCAGCTACGTCAGCGGCGGTCAGCGGGTCACGCTGGTACCGTTGACGATCAAGCACCGCCAGAACCGCAAACTGCTGATCCCGCCCGCCCCCGACGCCACTGGCGCGGCAGGCGGCTTCGACGCGCCGATGATCAAGACGCTCGGCAAGGCCTTCTACTGGAAGCGGCTGATCGACGAAGGCGTCTATCCGACGACCGCAGATCTGGCGCGCGCGCTGAAAGTGGAGACAGGCTGGGCGGCCGAGGTACTGCGCATGACCATGCTGGCCCCGGACATCGTCGAGGCGATCTTCGAGGGCCGCCAACCCCGGCATCTGAACCTGCACACGCTGCGCGGCCGCCAAGACCTGCTGCCTCGAGATTGGGGCGAGCAGCGTCGGCTGCTGGGCTTCACCGACGCCTGAACCCCGTCCCCGATTTCCGCTGACGACGGCGAGCCATGTGCTCGCCGTTTTCGTTGGCGCGGGCGGATTGGCGAACCCGAAGTTTCCGCGTGGTTCGCCATTGCGTCCCTTCAAGGTTCGCCACCCGAAATTTGGAATGACACCTGTTCCTCAACAACGCAACAGGAGCGTTCCATGCAGACATCAGCAAGCAGTATCCCCCGGTCGCCCTCAACGGCGAATTCTCAGGCGATCAACAGCCTTTCACCCGGCGACCGCCGGGTGCTGAACGAAAACGAACTGGCCCAGCGATGGGGCGTCAGCCCCAAGACGCTGCAACGCTGGCGCAGCGAAGGTCGTGGCCCGCGCTACCTGAAGCTGTCCAAGCGCGTCGGCTATCCCGTGGACGCCGTCATCGAGTTCGAGCGCGACGCGCTCCACGACTCGACGTCCGAACGCGCCGCGGTTTGAGGAGCGATGCCATGAACGACATCACCCTCTTTCCCGCCGACATCGCCGCGATGTCCGTCAGCCAGTTGGCCGCACTGCCCGCCGCGCAGAAGGCCGAGATCGACAAGAACCTCGACGAAGCCCTCGACTGGCTCAAAAAGGCGCGTACCAAGTTCGATGCGGCGCTCGATGCTGCCTACGGCGAACAGGCCCGCACGGCACTGCGCGATTCCGGCCGCGACTTCGGCACCGCGCACATCGACGACGGCGCGCTGCACATCAAGTTCGAGTTGCCCAAGAAGGTCAGTTGGGATCAGAAGAAGCTGGGCGTCATCGCCGCCCACATCGTGGCCTCCGGCGAGAAGGTCGAGCACTTCCTCGACGTGAAGCTGGCGGTTTCCGAATCGCGCTTCACCAACTGGCCGCCGTCGCTCCAGCAGGAGTTCGCCGCCGCTCGAACGGTCGAGCCGGGCAAGCCGTCTTTCACCCTCTCTCTCGATTCGGAACACTGATCATGAGCACCAGCCTCATCGCTTTGCTGCGCGAGCAGCTGCCGTCCATCTACGGCGATTCCCTGCCGAGGGAGATCCACTACCGCAACGCCGACGGCAACTTGATCGCCGTCGCGCTCGAAGTGGCCACGGTGGACGAACTGGCCTTTGCCATCCAGACCGCCAACGCAGAAGCCTTGACTCTGAGTCGTCGCCGCAACGCGCTGGAAGACCTCCACGCCGAAGCACGCAAGCGTGCCGCACGCGGTGCCGACCGCATCGCCGACGTCGCTTGGGAGGGCTGATCATGAGCGCGATCATTCCCTTCCAGTTCGAGGCGCACGCCGTGCGCGTGCAGGTCGATGATGCGGGCCTGCCGTGGTTCAACGCCAGCGACGTCTGCGACGCGCTGGAGATGGGCAACCCGTCTCAGGCGGTCAAGTCCCATGTCGATGCAGAGGATCTCCAGAAATTGGAGACCCTTACGACAGGTGGTCGCCAGCGCCAGAACCACGTCAACGAATCCGGCCTCTACGCCCTGATCCTCGGCAGCACGAAGGACGCCGCGAAACGCTTCAAGCGTTGGGTGACCGGCGAGGTGCTGCCAGCGATCCGCAAGACCGGCAGCTACGCCGTCCCCGGCGCGCTGGCGGCCTTGCCCGCGCCGACCCACGACCGCGTGTCCGCGATCCTGCTGATCGGCGAGGCCGTGGCGAAGGTGCCGGGCGTGAAGCCGGGCATCGCGGCGGCAGCGACGCTGACCTGCATTCAGGAGAACACCGGCATCACCACCGAGGTGCTGCGCCGCGCGCTGCCGTCGGCCAACGAGCCGATCTGCGCCCTGAACGCCACCCAGCTTGGCAAGCTGCTGAACCGCTCGGCCAAGGCCACCAACCAGTCGCTGGCATCGCACGGCTTCCAGTTCCGAAACGACCGCGACGAATGGGAACTGACCGAGGCCGGTGAAGCCTGGGCCGAGGCCATGCCGTACTCGCGCAACGGCCATAGCGGCTATCAGATCCTCTGGAACCCTGCCGTCGCCGAGCAGTTGAAGGAGGCCGCGTGATGAGCCTCCCCATCATCTCCGCGCAGCAGCGCATGGCCGAACGCAAAGGCGTGAAGCTGCTGATGTTGGGCAAGTCCGGCATCGGCAAGACCACCCGGCTCAAAGACCTCGACCCGGCCACCACGCTGTTCCTCGACATCGAGGCGGGCGATCTTGCCGTGGCCGACTGGCCGGGCGACACCATCCGTCCGGCATCGTGGCCGGAGAGCCGCGACTTCTTCGTGTTCCTTGCGGGCCCGGACAAGTCGCTGCCGCCGGAGAGCGCTTTCTCCCAGGCGCACTACGACCACGTCATCGAGAAGTTTGGCGATCCGACTCAGCTCGACCGCTACCAGACATTTTTCCTCGACTCGATCACGCAGCTGTCCCGCCAGTGCTTTGCGTGGTGCAAGACCCAGCCGGGCGCGGTCAGCGACCGTACCGGCAAACCGGACATGCGCGGTGCCTACGGGCAGCTTGGCCAGGAGATGGTCAGCGCCTTGACCCACCTCCAGCACGCACGAGGCAAGAACGTGGTGTTCGTGGCCATCCTCGATGAACGGCTCGATGACTACAACCGCAAGGTGTTCGTGCCGCAGATCGAAGGCAGCAAGACCAGCCTCGAACTGCCTGGCATCGTCGATGAGGTCGTGACGCTGGCCGAGATCAAGGCCCAGAACCCGGATGGCAGCGACAGCAGCTTCCGCGCCTTCGTCACCCACACCCTCAATCCCTACGGCTTCCCGGCCAAAGACCGCAGCGGTCGCCTCGACCTGCTCGAACCGCCGGACTTGAACGCGCTGATCGCCAAGTGCGCAGGCACGCCCGTGCCCGCCAGCACCGCCATTCCCAAATCCCACGAATCTCAGGAGTAATCGCCATGACCACGCAGAACTGGAACGACTTCAACGACGCCGAGCAGCAGCAAGGCTTCGACCTCATCCCCAAGGGCACCATCGTCCCGGTGCGCATGACCATCAAACCCGGTGGTCACGATGACCCGTCGCAGAACTGGACGGGCGGCTACGCCACCCAGTCCTTTGACACCGGGTCGGTCTATCTCGCCGCCGAATTCGTGGTGACTGCAGGCAACCACGCCAAACGCAAGATGTGGTCGAACATCGGCCTGTACTCACCAAAGGGGGCAACCTGGGGCCAGATGGGGCGCACGTTTATCCGCGCTGCGCTCAACAGTGCCCGCAACGTCCACCCGCAGGACAACAGCCCGCAAGCCTCTGCCGCACGCCGCATTCAGGGCTTCCATGAACTGGACGGCATCGAGTTCCTCGCACGCGTGGACGTCGAGAAGGATGCCAAGGGTGGTGATCGCAACGTCGTGAAGCTGGCGGTCGAACCCGACCACCCCGACTACGCCAAGTTCATGGGCGTGCCGCCCAAGACCAAGACCGGCGGCGGTAACTCCGGCGCTCCGGCACAGGCCGCGCCTTCGTCCTACGCCACCGCCACGCCCGCCGCAGCGCAGCGCGCGCCGGTGACCGGCAAGCCCGCGTGGGCGCAGTGAGGGAGGCGAATGAAATGCTGGGTCTGCAAACGACAGGCGCGCGGCTACGGCCACACGGATGGCCGGTTCCAGACCGCCGATCCGCGCCGCTACGTGATGGACTGGGTGTTCTGCTCACGCCGCTGTCAGGACGCCTTTCACGCGCTCTATGGCAACTGGACGCGCGTGCAGGAAGGGCGCACGCCCAAGACGGAGGTCGCCATGATCGATCCGTCTGATGTCGAGCTGGGCGCGATGCGCAAATGCCTGAAGGCCTTCGGCGAGGCAGCGGGCGAGATTGGTTTCGGCAAACCGCTGGGCGACTACGCCGAAGCCGAGGCGCTGCGCGTCATCGACGCCATCGTCACCTGCTACACGGAGGCGATGGTCGAGCACCACGAGGTGACCAAGTACCCGCCTGTGCGCGGCATGGAGCCGACGCCCGATCCGTTCGGCTTCTCCGATCTGGAGGACAAGGAGTTCTGGGACGAGCCAAAGGGGAAGAAGCCATGATGGACTTCAATTCCTCGGCCAGCGTCTCCGGCCAGATCACGGCACTGATCGACATCGGGATGCAGCGCATGCGCGAGCAACAACCCGCACGCGACTATCTCGGTGCATCGCGTCTGGGCATCGAGTGCGAGCGCGCCTTGCAGTTCGAATACGCCAAGGCTCCCGTGGATCACGGGCGCGACACCGGTGGGCGGATGCTGCGCATCTTCGAACGCGGCCACGTCATGGAGGACTGCATGGTGGCGTGGCTGCGCGGCGCGGGTTTCGACCTGCGCACGCAGAGACCCGACGGCGGCCAGTTCGGTTTCTCCGACGCGCACGGTCGGCTGCGCGGTCACGTCGATGGCGTACTCGTCGACGGGCCGGAGGGCTTCCGCTATCCCGCGCTGTGGGAGAACAAATGCCTCGGCGCGAAGGCGTGGCGCGAGCTCGAAGCCAAAGGCCTCGCGGTCGCCAAACCGGTGTATGCGGCGCAGGTCGCGCTGTATCAGGCGCACCTGCAACTGCACGAGCACCCGGCGCTGTTCACCGCGATCAACGCCGACACGATGGACGTCTACGTCGAGCTGGTGGACTTCGATCCGTCGCTGGCACAGCGCATGACCGACCGCGCGGTCAAGGTCATCTCCGCAACCGAAGCCGGTGAGCTGCTGCCGCGCAACTTCAACGACCTCACCCATTTCGAGTGCCGCATGTGCGCGTGGCAAGACCGCTGCTGGAGTCCGACATGAACCACACCCCTTTGAATCAGGTGCTCGGCGAGCAATTCATCGACGCGCGCCAAGCGGCGCTGATGTTCAATCTGCCGACCTACTGGCTCTCGCAAGCCAAGGAACGCCAGCAGCGCCGCATTCCGCACTACCGCGTCGGCAAGCTCGTTCGCTTCAAGCCCAACGAACTGGAAGCGTGGATCGTCGCGCAGCAGCCCTCCGACGAGGAGGCTGTGGATGCTTGATTTCAACGACACGCACACCCCTGTTCCTCGTGACCTCGGCGCCGAACGCGAAGCGATCCGCGCCGAACTGCTGGCGCGGCTGGAATCGATGCTGGCCGCACTGTTTCCGGCAGGCCGAAAGCGCGGCGGCAAGTTCCTCACCGGCGACGTACTCGGCAGTCCGGGCGACAGTCTGGAGATCGTGCTCGATGGCGACAAGGCGGGCCTGTGGACGGATCGCGCCACGGGCGACGGCGGCGACATCTTCGCGCTGATCGCCGCCCACCACGGCATCGATGCCCACGCCGGCTTCCCGCGCACGCTCGACGCGGCGACCGAACTGCTCGGACGTGCTCCGATGGCGCTGGCGCGCAAATCGAAGAAGGAAGCGCCCGTCGACGACCTCGGCCCGGCCACCGCGAAGTGGGACTACCTCGACGCCTCCGGCAAGCTGATCGCGGTCGTCTACCGCTACGACCCGCCCGGCAGGAAGAAGGAGTTCCGCCCGTGGGACGCGCGCCGCCGCAAGATGGCTCCGCCCGATCCGCGGCCGCTCTACAACCAGCCGGGCATGGCCAGCGCCGCGCTGGTGGTGCTGGTCGAAGGCGAGAAATGCGCGCAAGCGCTGATCGACGCAGGCATCGCCGCCACGACCGCGATGCACGGCGCGAACGCCCCGGTCGAGAAAACCGACTGGTCGCCGCTGGCGGGCAAGGCCGTGCTGGTCTGGCCCGACCGCGACAAGCCGGGCTGGGAGTACGCGACGCAGGCGGCGCAGGCCATCCTGTCGGCGGGCGCGAAGACCTGCCACATTCTGTACCCGCCCGAAGAAGCGGCGGAAGGCTGGGACGCGGCGGACGCCGTGGCCGAAGGCTTCGACGTCGCGGCCTTCCTCACCCACGGCCCGCGCCTCCAGATGCACGACATCGACGAGGATGCCGCGCCGGTCGTCAGCAGCGACGAATCGGTGTGGGGCACCGAAGATGCGCTGGCGCTGGCCTTCACCCGGCGCTACCACCGCGACTGGCGCTACGTCGCGGCATGGGGACGCTGGCTGGTGTGGGACGGGCACCGCTGGCGCACCGAGGACACGCTGGCGGCGACCGACCTGATCCGCAGCGTCTGCCGCCACGCCGCCGTCCACGCCGACAACCCGAAGATCGCCGCCAAGCTCGCCACCTCCGGCACGGTCGGCGGCGTCGAACGGCTGGCGCGCGCGGATCGCAGGCACGCGGCCACCACCGCCGAATGGGACGCCGATCCGTGGCTGCTCAACACGCCCGGCGGTGTGGTCGATCTCAAGACCGGCAGGCAGCGCACGCACGACCGTGCCGACCGGATGACCAAGATCACCACGGCCACGCCCGGTGGCGACTGCCCGATCTGGCGGCAGTTCCTCGCCGAGGTCACGGGCGGCGATGCCGAGCTACAAGCCTACCTGCAACGCATGACCGGCTACGCGCTCACCGGCTCGACGCAGGAGCACGCGCTGTTCTTCCTCTACGGCACGGGCGCGAACGGCAAGTCGGTGTTCGTCAACACGCTGGCCACGATCTTGGGCGACTACGCGGCCAACGCGCCGATGGACACGTTCATGGAGACGCGCACCGACCGGCATCCGACCGACATGGCGGGTCTGCGCGGCGCACGGTTCGTCGCCGCCATCGAAACCGAGCAAGGGCGGCGTTGGGCCGAGTCGAAGATCAAGAACCTCACGGGCGGCGACAAGATCTCCGCGCGCTTCATGCGGCAGGACTTCTTCGAGTTCTTCCCGCAGTTCAAGCTGTTCGTCGCGGGCAACCACAAGCCCGCCATCCGCAACATCGACGAAGCGATGAAGCGGCGTCTGCACCTGATCCCGTTCACGATCACCGTGCCGCCCGAACGCCGCGACAAGCATCTCCAGCAGAAACTCTTGGCCGAGCGGGACGGCGTCTTGGCGTGGGCGGTCCAGGGCTGTCTCGACTGGCAGCGTCTGGGTCGGCTCGATCCGCCGCAGCAGGTGCTCGAAGCGACCGAGGAGTATTTCGAGGCCGAGGACGCGCTGGGCCGCTGGCTCGACGAACGCTGCGTGCGCGACGCCAACGCGAAATCGCTGACCGCCGAACTGTTCAACGACTGGAAGCAGTGGGCCGACTCCGCAGGCGAGTTCATCGGCTCGCAGCGCCGGTTTTCCGACCTGCTCATCACCCGTGGCGTCGAGAAGTGGCGCAACACGGCGGGCGTTCGCGGCTTCCGTGGCATTGGCCTCAAGAACCCGCCCATGCCCGCTTACACCCCATACGCCGACGACTGACAGCCATGCCGACGCATCCGACTGACACATTTGACGCACTACGTCGTAACTTTCCCCGCGCGGGCGCGTGCGCACGTCTCATGGGAGTTTCGATACCGAGTGTCGGATGCGTCAGTCCTCACCGAACGAGGAACGCAACCATGACCACCACCATCCTCGCCCTCGACTTGGGCACCACCACCGGCTGGGCGCTGCGCGGCAGCGATGGCCACATCACCAGCGGCTCCGAGAGCTTCCGCCCGCAACGCTTCGAAGGCGGCGGGATGCGCTTCCTGCGCTTCAAGCGGTGGCTCACGGAACTGAAGGCCGCGACCAGCGGCATCGACGCGCTGCACTTCGAGGAGGTGCGCCGCCACGTCTCGACCGATGCGGCGCACGCCTACGGCGGCTTCCTCGCCACCCTCACCGCGTGGTGCGAGCACCACCAGATTCCGTATCAGGGCGTGCCGGTCGGCACGATCAAGAAGCACGCCACGGGCAAAGGCAACGCAGGCAAGGAGGACGTGATCGCTGCCGTCCGCGCGCGCGGTCACGCCCCGTCCGACGACAACGAGGCCGACGCGCTGGCGCTGCTGCACTGGGCCATCGCGCAGCACGATCTGGAACGGAAGGTGTGAGATGAAGATTCCCACGCCCACCTATCGCTGTCCGCTGGCCCGCGTCCAGCCCGAGACCACCGACCTCGAAGCGATGAAACAACGCGGCTGGCGCGACCAGCACATCCTCGTCGTCAATGCCACCGACGAACGCCCCGACTTCATCGAGCGGGAGTTCATCCGTCGCCTCGGCGAACGGCTCTACGGAGGGACACGTCATGGCTGACCGTCGAACCTCGTGGACGATTGACGACGTGGCGGCGCGCTTCGAGGAAGCGGCCAGCACCGGGCGTCGCCTGCCACCCGTGCGGGTACAGGGCTACTTCAACACGTGGCCGATCATCGTGCGCAAGGAGTGGGAAGCCTTTGCCGCCGACGAGCACGTCTACCGACCGTTTCCTCCGACCCCGGACGCCATCGACCGGATGCTGGAGACGATGAAGTGGGTGCAGTGGCTGGAGGTCGAGCAACGGCATCTGGTGTGGATGCGCGCCAAGCGGTACGGCTGGCGCGACATCACCATCCGCTTCGCCTGCGACCGCACGACGGCATGGCGGCGCTGGCAGCGCGCCTTGCAGACGGTCGCCGAGCAGCTCAATGGCGTTGTCGTCGCGTAGTGATTTGGCGTGATTTGGCGCGCGTGGTCTGCAATGCGAGTGCATCGGCGGGCATCAGCGGTTTTTGAGCGTGCAACAAAAACCGGCTCCCGAGCGTAGTATTCAGTCCATGCTCGGGATCAGTGACGAAGAAGCCACAGTCGCTTCAAAGCCACGCTCCCGAGGCGAAATGGGCCCTTCCTGCGGAATAACCCATGCGGGGGGCGCGAGCGCGACGCTTTCCTAGCGTCAGGGTGCGAACCAAGGTTCGCACGGTTCGCAGGTTCGCACCCCGTCCAGTTCGCACCCTTCACTCCAACCCGCCAACGGCATCGTCCGTCGGCGGGTTTCGTTTTTCTGGAACCCGAACCCTTGAACCTTCTGAACGTCGAGTACCGCAAGGTCGAGACGCTGATCCCCTACGCCCGCAATCCGCGCACGCACAACGACGCGCAGATCGCCAAGATCGCGGCCAGCATCGTCGAGTACGGCTGGACGAACCCGATCCTGGTCGATGGCGGCAACGGCATCATCGCGGGCCACGGGCGTCTGGCCGCCGCGCGCAAGTTGGAGTTGGCGGATGTGCCGGTCATCGAACTGGCGCACCTGACCTCGGCGCAAAAGCGCGCCTACGTCATCGCCGACAACCGGCTCGCACTGGACGCGGGCTGGGACGAGGAGATGCTGGCGCTGGAACTGGCCGAGCTGTCCCAGGAAGGATTCGACCTCGCGCTCACCGGCCTCGATGCCACCGAACTGGAATCTCTGCTCGCGGACGAGGAGGCCTCCGACGCCGAGGCGCAGGACGACGACGCCAGGGATGACGCCGACGAAGTGCCTGATGCTCCGGCCACGCCGGTGTCCCGCGCGGGCGACGTCTGGGCCATCGGCGCGCATCGCCTGATTTGCGGCGACGCTTCCGATGCCGATGTGGTTGCCACGCTGATGGCGGACGAGCGCGCGGCGCTGTGCTTCACGTCGCCGCCCTACGGCAACCAGCGCGATTACACCTCCGGTGGCATCGCCGATTGGGATGGCCTGATGCGCGGCGTGTTCGCGCGCCTGCCGATGGCCGACGACGGCCAGGTGCTGGTCAACCTCGGCCTGATCCACCGCGACAACGAGTTCGTCCCGTATTGGGAGGCGTGGCTCGGCTGGATGCGCACGCAGGGCTGGCGGCGCTTCGGCTGGTACGTCTGGGATCAGGGGCCGGGAATGCCCGGCGACTGGCAGGGCCGTCTCGCGCCCAGCTTCGAGTTCGTGTTCCATTTCAACCGCGCCAGCCGCAAGCCGAACAAGATCGTGCCCTGCAAGTTCGCCGGGCAGGAAACGCACCTGCGCGCAGACGGCTCGTCCACCGCGATGCGCGGCAAGGATGGCGAGGTCAACGGCTGGACGCACGCAGGCCAGCCGACGCAGGACATGCGCATCCCCGACTCGGTGATCCGCGTCATGCGCCACAAAGGGAAGATCGGCGAAGGCATCGACCATCCCGCCGTGTTCCCGGTCGCACTGCCGCAGTTCGTCATCGAGTCCTTCACCACCGAGGGCGATGTGATGTTCGAGCCGTTCGGTGGCAGCGGCAGCACGATGCTGGCCGCCGAGCGCACCGGTCGCATTTGCCGGAGCATTGAGATCGCGCCGGAGTACGTCGATGTCGCTATCCGGCGCTTCCGGCAGAACCATCCCGACACCGCCATCACCCTGCTGGCCACCGGCCAGAGCTTCGACGAGGTCGCCGCCGAACGCGAAGTCGAGGTGGCGGCATGAACTGGTTGGCCGACAAGATCGAGCAGTGGCCCACGCCGAAGCTCGTGCCCTACGCTCGCAACGCGCGCACGCATTCGGATGCGCAGGTGGCGCAGATCGCCGCCAGCATCGTGGAGTTCGGTTTCACCAACCCCATCCTCGCGGGCAGCGACGGCGTGATCGTCGCCGGTCATGGACGACTGGCCGCCGCGCAGAAGCTCGGCCTCGACACCGTGCCGGTAGTCGTGCTCGACCATCTGACGCCAACGCAGCGTCGCGCGCTGGTGATCGCGGACAACCGCATCGCCGAGAACGCCGGGTGGGATGAAGAATTGCTGCGCGTCGAACTGGAAGGCTTGCAGGACGAAGGCTTCGACCTCGACCTGACCGGCTTCGACGCCGATGCGCTGGCCGAATTGCTGGCGGGCGACGAGCTGGTCAACGAGGGCCAGACCGACGAGGACGCAGTGCCGGATGTTGGCGAAACGCCAGTGTCACGGCCCGGCGACGTCTGGCAGCTCGGCCCGCACCGACTGCTGTGCGGCGATTCGACCGTGGCCGCGAGCTACGAGGCGCTGCTCGATGGCGAGGCCGTGGACATGGTGTTCACCGATCCGCCGTACAACGTCAACTACGCCAACAGCGCGAAAGACAAACTGCGTGGTAAGGATCGCGCGATCTTGAACGACAACCTCGGCGATGGTTTCCACGATTTCCTGCTGGCGGCGCTGACGCCGATGGTCGCGCACTGCCGTGGCGCGATCTACGTGGCGATGTCGTCCAGCGAACTGGACACACTGCAATCGGCCTTCCGCGCGGCGGGCGGCAAGTGGTCGACCTTCATCATCTGGGCGAAGAACACCTTCACGCTGGGCCGCGCCGACTACCAGCGCCAGTACGAACCGATCCTCTACGGCTGGCCGGAAGGCGGCGAGCGTCACTGGTGCGGCGACCGCGACCAGGGCGACGTGTGGCAGATCAAGAAGCCGCAGAAGAACGACCTGCACCCGACGATGAAGCCGGTGGAACTGGTGGAACGCGCGCTGCGCAATTCCAGCCGTCCGGGCAACGTGGTGCTCGACCCCTTCGGCGGTTCCGGCACGACGCTGATTGCCGCCGAGAAGTCCGGGCGCGTTGCGCGCCTGATCGAACTCGATCCGAAGTACGCCGACGTGATCGTGCGGCGGTGGCAGGACTGGAGCGGCAAGCAGGCGATTCGCGTGGCCGATGGCCTGCCGTTCGACGATCAGGCGGCGAGTTCCTCGCTGATGGCGCAGTGAATCACGAAGCCCGTCAGGTAGGGCAGACCGCGCGGGATGCCGTAGTCGCGGCTGGTCTGGCGTCTAATCGTCCAACCCATCCACTGCTGCGTGGCCGCGTCGATGGCGTCCTGCATGCTCTTGCCGTCGAACAGGCCGTTGTGGACTTCGTCCGCGAAGTGGCGTCCGTAGCGGCTGTCGAGGAAGGCGCGGACGATGTCGAAGTCCTCGCCCGTGGCATTGGCGACGGCGTTCATGGCCAAGGGCCACGCGATGCTGGCGTATCCGCCCATCGTGCCCCAGAAGCCCCAACCCTCGTTGCGGGTGGCGGGGATGTTGGTGTCGTTGCTCATTTCGTGCTCCTTGGTGGCTGCGTTGCGATGCTTGTAGTAACGCGCTGTGCGCCGAGGAAGCCAAGCTCTTTCTGCTTGGCTTCCTCGCCGTTTCGATCACGCCACGCGGTACACGCGCTCGCCGCCCTGCGCCTTGTCCGAGGTGATGGTCAGACCGAGCTTTTTCTTGAACGCTCCGGCGAAGGTGCCGCGCACGGTGTGCGCCTGCCAGCCGGTGGCGGCGCAGATTTGATTGATGGTCGAGCCTTCCGGACGCTGGAGCATCCGGATGACCTCGGCCTGCTTGCTGTTCTCGCGGCTGCGCGGCGCGGGCTTGTCGCCCTTGGCCCACGTCGCTTCGGCGGCGGTGACGGCGGCGTCCAGTTCGGGATCGACTTCAGGCAAGGCCTTCGCGGGCTGGCTGCCGGGGCGCGGCATGCCCAGTGCGTCGTAGCCCTCGGCGGCGACGCGCCAGCCCTTGCGATCCTTGCCGTCGGGCGTGATCAGGGCGCGGTTGAACATGCCTTCCAGCATCTTCGTGCGCGCGCCGCCTTTGATGTTGTCGGGAAACCACTCGATCTTGCCGCCGCTGGTGTTGATGGCCTTGGCGAGGATGGCGTGCTGGGCCGGGGTGAGTTGCGTGGTGCTCATGGTCTGCTCCTTTGCAGTGGTTGATTGGGATCGTGATGAACGCGCTGTTCCCGATGGAAGCCAAGCTCTTTCTGCTCGCACAGGAGCCATCCAAAAAATGATTGAAGAAGGTGCCGATGGGACTCTCGATTCGCGCCTACGCGCGCCACCGTGGCGTCTCCGACGCGGCGGTGCGCAAGGCCATCGCGACTGGTCGCATCACCCCGGAGGCCGACGGAACCGTTGATCCAGAACGCGCCGATGCGGAGTGGGCGCGCAATACCGAAGCGCCGCGCAGCGGCACGCGGACGAAGCCCGTGCGTGTGGCGGTTCCGCCCGAACCCGCGCCTGCGGGCGACGGCCAGGGTGCATTGCCCGCAGGTGGCGCGTCGCTGCTTCAGGCCCGCACCGTCAACGAGGTGGTCAAGGCGCAGACCAACAAGGTGCGGCTGGCGCGGCTCAAGGGCGAACTGGTCGACCGCAATCAGGCCATCGCCCATATCTTCAAGCTGGCGCGCGCCGAACGCGATGCGTGGCTCAACTGGCCTGCGCGCGTGTCGGCGCAGATGGCGGCGCGGTTGGCGGTCGATCCGCACACGATGCACGTCGCGCTGGAGGCCGCCGTGCGCGAGCACTTGCAGGAACTGGGCGATCTGCGCCCGCGCGTGGACTGATGGACATCGACTACGAAGGCGCTGCCGAGATCGCACGCGCGTGGCGCGAAGGCTTGACGCCCGATCCGCTGCTCACCGTGTCGGAATGGTCGGATCGCCACCGGATGCTATCCAGCAAGGCATCCGCCGAGCCGGGACGCTGGCGCACCAGCCGCACGCCGTACCTGAAAGACATCATGGATTGCCTGTCGCCGACCTCGCCGGTCGAGCGCGTGGTGTTCATGAAGGCCGCGCAGCTCGGCGCGACCGAGATGGGATCGAACTGGATCGGCTACGTCATCCACCATGCGCCGGGGCCGATGATGGCCGTGTGGCCGACGGTGGAGATGGCCAAGCGCAACAGCAAGCAACGCATCGATCGGCTGATCGAGGAGTCCGGTGTGCTGGCCGAACTGATCGCACCGGCGCGCTCGCGCGATTCGGGAAACACGATTCTGGCGAAGGAGTTTCGCGGCGGCGTGCTGGTGATGACGGGCGCGAACAGCGCCGTCGGCCTGCGCTCGATGCCGGTGCGGTATCTGTTCTTGGACGAGGTGGACGGCTATCCGCTGGACGTCGAGGGCGAAGGCGATGCGATCTCGCTGGCGGAGGCGCGCACGCGCACCTTCGCGCGGCGAAAAATCTTCATCGTCTCCACGCCAACGATTGCCGGAGCCTCGTCCATCGAGCGCGAATACGAGGCCAGCGACCAGCGCCGCTACTTCCTGCCGTGCCCGCATTGCTCGCACCGGCAGTGGCTGCGCTTCGAGCAGCTGCGCTGGGACAAGGGCGCGCCGGAGACGGCGACCTACGTCTGCGAATCCTGCGACACCGCGATTGCCGAGCATCACAAGACGTGGATGCTCGAACACGGCGAATGGCGAAAGATGGTCGAGGGCACGGGCAAGACGGCAGGCTTCCACCTGTCCTCGCTCTACAGCCCGGTGGGCTGGCGCTCCTGGCGCGACATCGCCGCCGCATGGGAAGCCGCCGTCAGCAAGGAATCCGGATCAGCGGCGGCAATCAAGACCTTCAAGAACACCGAACTCGGCGAGACGTGGGTCGAGGAAGGCGAAGCGCCCGACTGGCAACGCCTCGTCGAACGCCGCGAGGACTACCGCATCGGCAACGTGCCGCAAGGTGGTCTGCTGCTGGTCGGTGGCGCGGACGTGCAGAAGGATCGCATCGAAGCCTCGATCTGGGCCTTCGGTCGCGGCAAGGAAGCGTGGCTCATCGAGCACCGCGTGCTGATGGGCGACACCGCCCGCGACACGGTGTGGAAAGCGCTGGCTGCGATGCTTGCCGAGCACTGGACGCACGCCTCCGGCGCGTCGATGCCGCTGGCACGTTTCGCCCTGGACACTGGCTTTGCGACGCAGGAAGCCTATGCCTTCGTGCGCGCTTGCCGTGATGCACGGGTGATGCCGGTCAAGGGCGCGGCGCGTGGCGCGGCGCTGATCGGCACGCCGACGGCGGTGGACATGAGCCAAGGCGGCAAGCGGCTGCGCCGGGGCATCAAGGTGTTCACGGTCGCGGTCGGCATCGCCAAGCTGGAGTTCTACAACAACCTGCGCAAGGCGGCCAACGTCGGCGAGGACGGCGTCACCACGACGTTCCCCGCAGGCTTCGTCCACCTGCCCAAGATCGATGCCGAGTTCATCCAGCAGCTCTGCGCCGAGCAGTTGATCACCCGCCGCGACCGCAACGGCTTCCCGGTGCGCGAATGGCAAAAGATGCGCGAGCGCAACGAAGCGCTCGACTGCTACGTCTATGCCCGCGCCGCTGCGGCGGCCGCAGGGCTGGATCGTTTCGAGGAGCGCCACTGGCGCGAACTGGAACGACAACTGGGGATGGCCAGTCCGCCACCCCTGGATTCACAAATCGAATCACCTGTTGAGGCCACCCCAAGCGGTGGCCTCGCTGTTTCTGGCAACCGCAACCCCGGTCGGCGCGTCATCAAAAGCCGCTGGCTGGGCTGAACCACCCACTGTCCCAAGGAGCCATCATGAGCCTCACCACCCGTATCGAATCGCTGGTCATCCGCGTCGCGCAGGAATTCAACGACGTGCGCGCCAAAACCGGCAACCTCGCCAACCTGACCACCACCGACAAGTCGAATCTGGTCGCCGCCATCAATGAATTGCAGGCCGCCGTTGCCGCGTCCGGTGCCATCGACGACGCGCAGATCACCACGACCACTACCTATTCGTCGTCCAAGATCGTCGCGCTGCTCGATGCACTCAAAGCCGAAATCTTGGGTGGTGCCGACGCGGCCTACGACACGCTGGTGGAAATCCAGCAACTGCTGCAAAACGGCACCAGCGGTCTGGATGCGCTGCTCGCCGCCGTCAACAACCGCGTGCGCTTCGATGCCGCGCAGACACTGACCGCACCCGAGCAGGCCCAGGCGCGCAACAACATCGGCGCGGTGGCCGCCAGCGACGTGGGTGACACCGATACCGACTTCGTGGCCGTGTTCGAAGGCGCGCTGGTCTGATGAGCCTCGCCACCCGCATCACCGCCTTGGCCAGCCGCATCGGGCAGGAGGTCAAAACCAAGATCGACGCCAGCCACCCGGGCGTGGCCAAGGCGTGGGTGTGTTTCGGTTACGTCAGCAATCAGGTGGTGATCCGCGCTGCGCACAACGTCGCCAGCGTCACCCGGCTGGGTACGGGCCGCTACCGCGTGACCTTCGCCAGCGCCATGCCCAACGCCAATTACAGCTGGATGGCCGTCGCCCTCAAGACGCCGAACATTCTCGGGCTGCAACGCCTCGGCATCGTCCGCGCCAGCGGCGACACCCAAACCGCGCAGGTGCTCGATGTGAGCTGCGCGTCCCCGACGGCGGCGACCGATGCCGACGAAATCAACCTCACGGTGTACCGCTGATGGCCTACACACAAGCCCAACTCGATGCGCTCGAAGCCGCGCTCGCCAAAGGCGAGAAGCGCGTCACCTTCGGCGACAAGACGGTCGAGTACCGCAGCGTGGATGAACTCATGGCAGCCATCGAGGCGGTCAAACGCAACCTGTTCGAGCAGGCCGCCGCCACGGGCCTGTGGCCGGGTGCACCGCGCCAGATCCGTGTGACCACCGGCAAGGGGTTCTGAACATGCAGTGGTTTGACCGGATACGCCGCCGCGTCGGCGTGCGTCTATTGGCTGGCACCCCGTTTTACGACGGCATCGGCGGTGGCCGCCGTTCGCTGGCGTGGCAGGTCGGCAACCCCGGCGCAGTGGCGGCGCTGGCTTCGACCCAGCACGAGCTGCGTGCCAAGAGCCGCGATCTGGTACGGCGCAATGCATGGGCGGCGGCAGGCGTCGAGGCCTTCGTGTCGAATGCCATCGGCACCGGCATCAAGCCGCAGTCGATGGTGGCGGACAACGCGCTGCGCGAGGCCATCCACAGCCTGTGGTGGGACTGGTGTGAGGAAGCCGATGCGGCGGGCCTGACCGACTTCTATGGCCTGCAGGCGCTGGCCTGCCGGGCGATGCTGGAAGGCGGCGAGTGTCTGGTGCGACTGCGCTACCGTCGCCCCGAGGACGGCCTGCCGGTCGGGCTGCAATTGCAGTTGCTCGAACCGGAGCACCTGCCGACCACGCTCAATCAGGAGCTGCCGTCGGGCAACGTGATCCGCGCGGGCATCGAGTTCGACCGGCTTGGGCGGCGCACGGCCTACCACCTGTACCGCTCGCATCCCGGTGACGGTTCGATGGCCCCGATGTCGGGTACCGGTGGCTGGGTGGGCGGCCTCGACACCGTGCGTGTTCCGGCCAGCGAGATCGTCCATCTGTTCCGCCCGCTGCGTCCCGGCCAGATCCGGGGTGAACCGTGGCTCGCCCGCGCGCTGGTCAAGCTCAACGAACTCGACCAGTACGACGACGCCGAACTGGTGCGCAAGAAAACCGCCGCGATGTTCGCGGGCTTCATCACGCGCCTTTCGCCCGAGGACAACCTGATGGGCGAAGGGCTGCCGGACGCCAATGGCGCGGCAATGGCGGGACTGGAGCCCGGCACGATGCAGATTCTGGAGCCGGGCGAGGATGTGAAATTCAGCCAGCCCGCCGACGTCGGCGCGAGCTACGCCGAATTCCTACGGATGCAGTTTCGGGCGGTGGCCGCCGCGATGGGCATCACCTACGAGATGCTCACCGGCGATCTGACGCAGGTGAACTACTCGTCGATCCGCGCGGGGCTGCTGGAGTTTCGTCGCCGCTGCGAAGCCATCCAGCACAACGTGATCGTGCACCAACTGTGCCGCCCGATCTGGCGCGCGTGGATGGAACAGGCGGCGCTGGAGGGCGCGCTGGCATGGCCGCAGTTCAACCAGAACAAGCGCGACTACCTGTCGGCGCGCTGGATTCCGCAGGGCTGGCAGTGGGTCGATCCGAAGAAGGAATTCGACGCGATGCTCACGGCCATTCGCGCAGGGCTGCTGTCGCGCTCGGAAGCTATCTCGGCCTTCGGCTACGACGCCGAGGACATCGACCGCGAAATCGCCACCGACAACCAGCGTGCGGACGAACTCGGGCTGGTGTTCGACTCCGACCCGCGTCACGACAAACAACCAATTGCAGCGGTGGGCACGCAACCCGTCGCACCACCGCAAGATCCACAGGACGATTGATATGACCCTCATCCATCTGGCGTCGCGCCTCTACGGCACGCCGCTGCTCATCGCGCGCCCCAAACTCGACGTGATCCTGTCGGTGCTGGGTTCGCGCATTGGCTTGCTCCCCCAGAGCCTGCCCGATCTGGACATGGCACTGCCTGCGCCACGTCAGTCAGTTCCATCGGCGCAGACGGGCATCGCCGTGATCCCAGTGGTGGGCACGCTGGTCAAACGGGCGATGGGCATCGAGGCCGCGTCTGGCCTCATGTCCTACGACGAGATCGACGACCGGCTGGATGCGGCGCTGGCCGACCCGCAGATCGGCGGCATCCTGCTCGATCTGGATTCCTCCGGCGGCGAGGCCGGTGGCGTGTTCGAACTGGCACAACGCATTCGCGCCGCCAGTGCCATCAAGCCGATCTGGGCGCACGCCAACGATGCCGCGTACTCGGCGGCCTATGCCATCGCGGCCGCCTGCCAGCGCCTGACGCTGTCGCAAACCGGCGGCGTCGGTTCGATTGGCGTGATCGCGCTGCACGTCGATCAGTCAGTGAAAGATGCCAAGGACGGCATTTCCTACACCGCCGTCTACGCCGGTGGCCACAAGAACGACTTCTCGCCGCACGAGCCCTTGAGTCCGCAGGCCAGCACGGTGCTGCAGGCCGAAGTGGATCGGCTCTACGACCTGTTCGTGAATCAGGTTGCCACGATGCGCGGCCTCGATGCAGACGCTGTGCGCGCCACCGAAGCCGCTGTGTTCCACGGTGATCAGGCGGTGGCGGTAGGCCTTGCCGATGCGGTGCTGCCGCTCGATCAGGTGCTCACCGAATTTGCCGAAGCGCTGGCATCGCAACGCCGCTTGGTGCAGCCGGGGCTGGCGCGCGCGTCGCCTTTGAGCCTGCCATCCACAGCCCTGACCCAAAGCCGTTCATTCACCCTGGAGAACCCCATGACCGACCATGACCCGCAACACGACGACGCGCTCGATCCCATCGATCCCGCCTCGCAGGACGAGCCACAGCAACCCGCAAGCGATCCGCAACCGACGCCTGCCGCCAGCGCTGCGCTGGCCCAAGCGCGTGCCACCGGTATCGGCCAGGCACAGGCCATTGCCGAACTCTGCCTGATCGCAGGTACACCGCAACGCACGGCGGAGTTCCTCTCTGCTGGTCTGTCCGAAGCGCAGGTGCGCCGCGCCTTGCTCGACGCCCGTGCCGAGCAGCCGGAAATCGCCTCGCGCATCACTGCCGACGCCGGGACGTCACTGCATCCCGAGCACAGCCCGGTGGTGGCCGCCGCCAAGAAACTCGCCCACAAGGAGTAAGCCATGACTGCCATTGCCCAGCCCAAGAACCTCGGTGACGTGCTCAAGTACGAAGCGCCGAATCTCTACTCGCGTGAAACCAACACCGTCGCCGCCGCACAGAACCTCGCCCTCGGCACCGTGGTGGGCCGCGATACCGCCACGGCCAAGCTCAAGGCTTTCGATCCCGGTGCATCGGACGGCAGCGAAATCGCCATCGGTGTGCTCGGTAACGACGTGGACGCCACGCTGATCGACCGCGACGACGCGATCCTGATCGCCCGTCACGCCATCGTCGCGCGCGGCGCGCTCATCTGGCCGACCGGCATCACGCCCACGCAGAAAGCTGCCGCCGAAGCACATCTGACCTTCCTCGGCGTGCTGGTACGCGACAGCGCCTGAGCTAACGCATCACCTCATCCCCGCTAAAACCCGCCGCTGGCGGGTTTCGTCATTTCTGGAGAACCCAAATGCAAAACCCCTTTGAAAACCCCGGCTTCTCGATGGCCAGCCTCACCACCGCCATCAACCTGCTGCCCAACCGCTACGGGCGGCTGGAACAACTCAACCTGTTTCCGGCCCGGCCTGTGCGCACCCGACAGATCCTCGTCGAGGAATTCGCCGGACGTCTGAACCTGCTGCCGACCCGTGCGCCGGGTTCACCCGGCACCGTGGGCGAGCGTGGCCAGCGCAAGCTGCGCTCCTTCGTGATCCCGCACATCCCGCACGACGACGTGGTGCTGCCGGAAGAAGTGCAAGGCCTGCGCGCCTTCGGCTCGGAAACCGAGATGGAGGCCATCGGCGGCGTGATGGCGCGTCATCTGGAGACGATGCGCAACAAGCACGCCATCACCCTGGAGCACCTGCGCATGGGCGCGCTCAAGGGTGAAATCCTCGACGCCGACGGCAGCACGCTGGTCGATCTGTTCGACGAGTTCGACATCAGCGCGCAGAGCGTGCCCTTCGAGTTCTCCACCGCCACCGACAACGGCCAGCTCAAAAGCGCCTGCCTGGAATTGCTGGGGCTGATGGAAGTGGGCCTTGCGGGCGAGTTCTCCACCGGCATCCACGTACTGTGTTCGCCAGAGTTCTTCCGCGCGCTGACCACCCACAAGGAGGTCAAGACCGCCTACCAGAACTGGCAGCAAGGCGCGGTGCTGATCAACGACATGCGCGCAGGCTTCAACTACAGCGGCATCACCTTCGAGGAGTACCGGGGTCAGGCGTCCTACGTGCAGGCCGACGGCACGCTGGGCACGCGCCGCTTCATCGCCGCCGGGGAGGCCCATGCCTTCCCGCTGGGCACGGTGGACACCTTCGCCACCTACTTTGCACCGGCGGACTTCAACGAAACGGTGAATACGCTGGGCCAGCCGCTGTACGCCAAGCAGGAGCCGCGCAAGTTCGACCGGGGCACCGATCTGCACACGCAGAGCAATCCGCTGCCGATGTGCCATCGCCCCGGCGTGCTGATCAAGCTGACCTCGGCCTGATGGACGTCACGACGCTCTATGAGGCCGCGCGCAACGCCGGGCTGCTCACCGCCGTCACGGTGGCGGGCGGTCCGGTGGTGCATTGCGGCTTTCGTGCGCCGGATGAAACCGTTCTCGATGGTTTCGCGCTGTCACGCGACTACCAGCTCGATTATCCGGCGGCGTGGCTGACGCTGGCCGCTGGCGACACCGTCGAGGTTGCGGGCGCGGCCTATCAGGTGCGCGACGTGCGCGCCATCGGCGACGGCACCGAGCGTCGCGCTTCGCTCTCCCAACTTTGAGGATTCCACGATGAACTCCGTCCGCGAGCGCGTCTTGCGGGAAGTGGTCGCGCGCCTGTCATCTGCCATTGCACCGATCCCGGTGCTGCGCATGCCCGCCGTTCCGGTCACCCGCGAGGCCAGTCCCGCGCTGCTGCTGTTTGTCGACGGCGACAGCATTGCCGCCCACGCCAACCACCTCGTCGACCGGCTGTTGATCGTCCGGCTCGCCGTAGTGGCGCGTGGAACGGATGCCTTCGACGTCGCCGACCGGGCGCTGGTGGCGGCGCACGCGGCCTTTCTGGCCGACCCGAATCTCTCCGGGCTGGCGATTGCCGTGCGCGAAATCGACTGCGAGTGGGACGTCGACGACGCCGATGCCGGTGCCGTCCTGCTGCCCGCCCGCTACGAAGTCCGCTACCGCACCCACGCCCTCGATCTCACCCAAACAGGATGAACTTTCCATGCACATCGAACTGATCAAACCGCACACCCACGCGGGCAAACGCCACGCCGTGGGCGACCGAATTGAACTCAACGACGCCAGTGCCCGCTGGCTGATCGCGCAGGGCGTGGCCAAGGCTGCCGCGCCTGTCGCCGATTTCAAACCCAATCGCCGCGATGCCACGTCCGGCACTACCCGAGGAGACTGACCATGGCTTACTTTTCTGGACAAGGCCGCGTCTACATCGGCGCGCGCGATGAACTCGGCAACCCGGCCGGACTGACCTTCGTCGGCAACGTGCCGGAGCTGAAGGTGTCGCTGTCGGTGGACACCATCGAGCATCAGGAAGCGCAGTCGGGCCAGCGCCTGACCGACCTGCAGCTGATCAAGACCAAGAAAGGCGAATTCGCCTGCACGCTGGAAGAACTGATCGCCACCAATCTGGCGCTCGCGCTCTACGGCACGACGACCACGATCACGCCCGGCACGGTCACCGGCGAGCTGCTGCCCAACCCGGTCACGCCCGGCAGCCTGTATCCACTGGCGCTGCAAAACGTCTCCGCCGTCCAGATCCAGGATGCGGATGCCAATCTGCTGCCTGACACCCAGTACAGCGTCAACGCCAAGCACGGCTCGCTGGTGATTCTGGATGCCACCACCGGCGGCCCGTACACCGAACCTTTCACCGTCGATTACGCCTACGGCGCGGCGCAGAGCACGGCGATGTTCACCCAGCCGCTGCCCGAGCGCTGGATTCGCTTCGAGGGCTTGAACACCGCCGACGGCAACCGCGAGGTGGTGATCGATCTCTACCGCGTGGCCATCAACCCGGCCAAGGAGCTGTCGATCATCACGGATGAACTGCTGAAGTTCGAGCTATCGGGTCAGGTACTGGCCGACCTCACCAAGCCGGTCGGCGGCGATCTCGGCCAGTTCGGTCGTCTGGTGCTGCTGTGACGACACTCGCGGAGATGGCGACGATGACCGACTTCCAAACCTTTCCGCCTGCGCCGGTGGTGGTTCAGATTTCCTGCGGCGCACTGGAATTGACGCCCGTGCGTCTGGGCGAGCTGCCGCGCCTCTTGGCCGTGGTGCGGCCCTTTGCCGACGCCATCAGCGCCGAACCCGACTGGCTGGACTTGCTGGCCCGCCACGGCAACGGCGTGCTGGAACTGCTCGCGCTCACCACCCGGCGCGAGCGGGCGTGGATCGACGACCTGTCGCTGGACGACGCCGTACAACTGGCCGCCGCCGTGTTCGAGGTGAATGCGGATTTTTTCGTGCGCCGGGTGGTGCCAGGCATCGCCCGCTCGGCAGATCAGCTGGCTCCGCTGATCCGCACGCTTGGGACAGCGCCGTCGCCCGCCTGATCCACGCCGGGCACGACCTGCACGCCGTGTTCGGTTACAGCGTGCCGCAGGCCTTGGCCTTTCTGCGCATCGAAGGGGAATTGGAACGCCAGCGTCTGGCGCAACTCGTCGGCGTGGTCGCCGTCGCCGCACAGGGCGAGAAGCGTTCCATCGAACAACTGCAACGCGATCTCTCGAAGGAGTGAGGCCATGCGCCTGACGCTCACCACCTCCGGCTTGCTCGATCCGCGCCAGTTGTCGGCGTGGAGTCTCGAGCGCCAGCGCGCCATCCGGGCGGCGGTGGCCAAAGGGATGCAAGGCGGCGGGCGTGAGGTGCGCGAAGCGGCGCGGGCCGAGATGCGCCGTGCTTTCACGATCAAACGCGCGAGTTTCGCGTTTTCGATGAGCACCAAGCTGTTCGACAAGAAGCCCAATGAGCTGCCCGCGCTGTGGGTGGGCAGCAAGATTCCGTGGCTGGGTATCCACCAACGCGGCGGCACCGTCAGCGGCAATTTGCTGATTCCGCTCTTGCCGGGCCGCATCGGCCCCAAACGTTTCAAGGCAGTGATCGACGGCCTGATGCGTTCGGGCAATGCCTGGTTCATCGAGAAAGACGGCCGCGTGCTGTTGATGGCAGAAAACAGCGCCGAAAACAGTAGCCAGCTCGCTCGTTTCAAACGCGCCGAACGCGGCCGCACGGGCACCAAGCAGATCAAACGCGGGCAGGAAGTCCCGATAGCCGTGCTGGTCAAGCGCGTCGATCTCAAGCGCCGCCTCGATCTGGGCGGCAGCGTGCAACGCACACTGCCTGCCTTGGCGCGGGCGATTCGACAGGAACTGGACAAACTCTGATGGCAAGCAACCGCGCGCAAATCCTCATCACCGCCGTCAACCAGACCCAAGCGGCTTTCAATGCCGTCAAGGGCGGGCTGTCCGGGCTGGCCTCGGCTGCGCAGAGCGTCAACGGCATGCTCGGCAATCTGGGACTGGCAGTGACGGCGGCGGGCATGGTCGCGCTGGTCAAGTCCAGCATCGATGCCGGAGACGAGCTATCCAAGATGTCCCAGCGCGTGGGCATCAGCGTAGAAATCTTGTCGCTGTGGAACCCGGCGGCCCAACAGGCCGGAGTGTCGAGCGAAGCCTTCGAGAAGGGGCTGCGCAAGCTCTCCACGACGATGGTCGATGCCGCCACCGGCGGCGAAGATGCGGCGCACAGCTTCAAGGCGGTGGGCGTCGAATTCAAGAATCAGGATGGCACGCTGCGCGGCACCGATGCCGTATTGCTCGATTTGGCCGAGCGCTTCAAAGCCATGCCCGATGGCGCGGAGAAATCGGCGCTGGCGGTGCAGATCTTCGGCAAGGCCGGAGCCGAGCTGATTCCGTTCCTGAATCAGGGGCGCGACGGCATCAACGAACTCACCGACGAGCTGCGCTCGCTCGGAATCGAGATGAGCGGCGAATCCGCCGCGCAGGCCGAGGTGTTCAACGATGCCCTGGACAAGGTGAAACTGGCCACCACCAGTATCGGCACGCAGGTGATGACCGCTTTTCTGCCCGCGCTCAACGAGATGGCGCTGGGCATGGTCGAGTCGGCCAAGGAAGGCGGCACGCTGCGGGCGATTCTGGATGGCGTGGTGCTGGTGCTCAAAACTCTGGCGCTGGGCGCGGCCACCGTCGGCAAGGCCTTCGTCGCTTTGGGCGAGGCCATCGGCGCGGGCGTGGCGGCAGCGGTCGAAGCCCTCAAGGGCAACACCGCTGGGGCCAAGGCCATCATCGCCGACCTCAAGGGCAGCCTGATCCAGCGCCTCGACGAACTGGCCGAGTTCCGTGACAGCCTGTTCGACCCCAAGCCCATCGAGGTCAAAGCGCCGCAGATTCAGGCCGATCCGACGCTGCTGGCGCGCATGGCGAGGCCCAAGCCCGCGCAGGACACTTCGGGTGCCCAAACCACGCTGCTGAAAGCACGGCTGGATGCGGAACTCGCCTTGCTCAAGGACAAGCTGCAACGCGAGCAGACCGCGCTGGATGCGGCACTGGAAGATCGTCTGGTGTCGGTGCGCGACTACTACGCGCAAAAAAAAACGCTGGAACAGCGCGAACTCGATGCCGAAATCGCGCGCAAACAGCAGGAATTGGCGCGCAGCCAACAGACGGCCACGGGCGGTAAATCAGAAAACGACCGCCTCAAGGCCCAAGCGGAGGTTGCCAAGACCGAAGCTGAACTGATCGTCCTCAACAACCACCGCGCCGACATCGAGCAGGCCAACGCCCGCAAGGCTGCGCAGGCCGAGCGCGAACTGGCCGATGCCTTGGCGCAGGCGCGTGAGGAACTGGCGCAGATCACCGGCACGGCAACGGATGCCGACCGGCAGGCGGCGATTGCGCGCAGCTACCGCGATCTGCGGGCACGGCTGGCGGCGGAAAGCGATACCGACGGCGTGTCGCTGGTGGATCGGCTGATCGACGTGAAAGCAGCGCAGGCCAACCTCGCCGCGCTGGAAGCCCAATGGCGTCAAGTCACCGAGCGTCTGCGCAATGCGCAGGAGGCCATCGGCATCCAGCAGCAGGCCGGATTGCTGACCGAAGCGCAGGCGCGCCAGCAGATCGTGACGCTGCAACGGCAATCGGCCACCGAGATGGAGCGACTCTTGCCCGCGATGCAGCAGGCGGCGGTGGCCATCGGCCCGGATGCGGTGCTGCGCGTCGAAGCGTGGAAGAACGAGCTGGCGCGCACGCGTCTGGTCGTCGATGAAATGGCTCCGCTGTGGAACCGCATCGGTGAGAGTTTTGGCAGCGCACTGAGCGGCATGATCACCGGCGCGCAGACCTGGCGCAGTGCGATGGCCGGCCTGTTCCAGCAGGTGGCCGACGCCTTCCTGCAACAGATCGTGATCCAGCCCTTCCAGCAGTGGATCGCCATGCAGGCACGAATGCTGGCGCTCAAGCTCGGTTTCATCCAGCAGGAACAAGTGGCCGATGCCGCCGCCAGCGCCACCACGCTCGCCCAGAAATCGGCCCAGACCACGGCGGAAGTGTCGATGGATGCCGCCAAGGCCGGTGCCGGTGCGGCGGCGTCGCAGGCCTCGATCCCCATCGTCGGCCCGGGGCTGGCGATTGCTGCGATGGTAGCGATGGTCGCCGCCGTCATGGCGCTCTTGGGCAAGGTGAAGAAGTTTGCCGCCGGTGGCTTGGTGTCGGGCGCGGGCACGGCGACCAGCGATTCGATTCCGGCGCGGCTGTCGGCAGGCGAATACGTGGTGCGCGCCGCCGCCGTGCGTCAGGTTGGCGTGGCGTTTCTCGATTCGCTCAACGGCCTGTCCATCGGGCCGCGCTTCAAAGGCGGCGAACTGGCCTTCGCGGCAGGCGGCCTCGTGCCGGAGGTGAAGGTGCCGCCCACGCAGCCACAGATGAATCAGGCGGTGCGCATCGTCAACGCCATCGATCCCGGCGTCACCCACGACCACCTGCAAACACCGGCAGGCGAGCGGGTCATCGTCAACATCATCGGGCGCAACGCGCGGGCCATTCGCTCGGCGCTGCAGAACTGAAATCCAAGGAGCCTCTCATGGCACTGCTGTTCATCGATGGCTTCGACCACTACGACCCGCAAGCGCTGGACGACTACGGCCAACCGTGGCTGGCGCGCGGCAAGGCGGCCTACCTCTCGCCACAGGCCACCCGCGAGCAGGGGCGGCGACCTTCATCGTTCGCGCTGCGCCTGCCCGAAGGGTCGGGCGGTGGTTACGTCAAGAATCTGGACGCCACCAAGACCAGTCTGATCGTGGGCGCATCCATTCGTGTCGTGGCCTATGAGAACACCTACACCGAGCCGCTGCTGCTGGGCGTGCGCGACGCCAACGCGCAGATCGCGCATCTGGTGAAGATCGGCGAGGACGGCAGGCTCAAGCTCTACCGCTGGCAGTATGGCTACGAGCAGTTGATCACCACCTCGGTCAGCACCGCCCCGGCGCGCGGCTGGCACTACGTCGAACTGCAGGTGACGCAAGGCACCAGCAATGGCGTGCTGTCGGTGCGACTGAACGGCGTGCTCGCCATCCAGATGAGCGCGCAGAACACGATTCAGGGCGGCGGGCAGTTGCTCACGGCGTTTCTCGGCGCGATTCCCGGCCAGTATTGCCCGCTGACCATCGACGTCGACGACTTCTACATCGCCGACACCACGGGCACGATCAACAACACCTTCTTGGGCGACGTCCGCGTGGATGCCTTGCAGGCCAGCGGCGCGGGCAGCCTGAACCAGTGGACGGTGACACCGTCCGGCGTGAATGCCTGGGAGGCCGTCAGTGACGAGGATGAATCCACCTTCATCAGCGCACCCAGCGCCGGACTGCGCCAGTCCTTCGATGTCGAGCCGCTGCCGGTGATGGCCACGCCCGCGATCTTTGGCGTGCAGTTGACGATGCTCTCGCGCAAGACCGATGCGGGCCTCGGCAAGCTGAAAGGGCTGGTGGTCAGTGGTGCACAGACCGCTTCGAGCGCCGAGGTGATCCTGCAGGAACAGCAGGCGTGGCAATGCGCACTATTCGAACGCAATCCGAACGGCAATGTGCAGTGGACGGAGAGCGCCTTCAATGCCGCCGAGTTCGGCGTGGAGTCGGCGTGACAAAACGACAGGATCGGCGCTTTGCACAGCCGCAGGCTGCCCATCAGGGTGCCGCACAGGGAGGTGCGGCATGACCGACCGGAGAGTTGCGGCGCACATCGCCGAAACCGGCAGCCAGCCCGCGCCGGGCAACGAAGCATCGCGTGTTCTCGGCGAAGTGCTGTCGCGTGCCGGTGCAGGCAGCGCTGTCGCCACCTTCACGCCAGAAACCGCCAGCGCGCCGTGGCCGCCGGATCAGGCCGCTCACTGGCTGGTGGAATCGCTGGCGCGCCCCTGGCCACCGCTGGTCGGGCCGGTGTTCGTGGTCGAGGTACTGCGCCGGGACACGGCATCGAGCGCCATCGTTGCCACTGGCATGGATGCCTTCGGCGATGCGCCGTGGCCGGACGCGCAGCACGGCGTGTTCGCCTTCCGCCACGACTGGTCTGAAGCGCTGGTCGAACGGCTGGAGTGGCAAACCAGCGTCACGCGGCTGGCCAGCGGCAATGAATCGCGGCAGGCGCGGCGCAAGGTGCCCCGGCGCTCGTTGAGCTACCACGTCGGCCACGCACGGGCGACCGATGCGCTGGTCGCCGACTGGCTGGCCGATCATCTGGGCAAGGCGTCGTGGTGGCCTCTGCCGCAGTACGCGGTGCCGCTGACCGCCAGCGCCGAAGCCGGTGCCTTTGCGTTGGATGTGGCCGACGCGGACTGGCGGCACTTCGTGGCGGCCAGCGCCGATCTGCGGCTGACGTGGAATGGCATCGAGGGCTGGAACGAGGCCGACGTGTTCGCGCTGCTCATCGCCCCCGATGGCTGGCAGCAAGTGCGCCTGAACAGCATCGACAGCGAGGTGCTGTGGCTAGCGGAACCCTTGGCGCGCGCCGCCGGAACTGGGAGCAGCGTGATGCCGCTGGTGTGGGGCCGCGCCGTCGATCCGGCGGATTTGACCCAGTGGGTGCCGGGCATGGTCGGCGGCACGGTGGTGGCGCAGGTCGAACCCGCGCCGCCACCCGATACCGGTCTGCTGGCAGACCCGTGGCTCGACGATCTGCCGGTCTGGCCCGATGGCAACTGGCGTGACGATCCGGCGGTTGGCGCGCAAGCGACGATCACCCGGCAGGATTTTTCGCCTGCCGATCCGTGGCTGCGCCGTGACGATCCGTGGCCGACCACCACCTTCCAGCGCCGCTATCTGGCCAGCACGCCCGAGGACATCGCGATCTGGCGCGAGCGTCTGTGGCAAACCGAAGGCCGCTTGAACGCCTTCTGGCTGCCCGATGGCTTGGCTCCGATCCTGTGGGTGCGCTTCGAGGCCGATCCCGAGGACGGTTTTCTGCGGGTGGAGGGCCAAGACCTCTCCGCCTTCTGGCATCGTCCTGCCGCCTGCCTGATCGTGCATCCGGACGGTTATCAGCAGTACGCGCTGACGGCGACCTGTCATCTGGATCAGGGCGGCGTACTGGTGCTGCGCTCCGGCCTCGACGATTGGGTGCCCGAAGGCAGCCGGGTGATTCGCCTTGCGCGCTGCCGCCTCGACCACGACGCCATCGACCTGTACTGGCACAGCCCGACGCTGCTGGAGATCGCGCTGACTGCGCGTCAGTTGCCCGAGCCGCGCGGTAACGACCGCCAAACGTATGGAGAGTACGCCGTATGAGCAACCAACCGCTGATGGAAGTCGAGCTGTACGCCTTCTCCAGCAGCAACGCGCAGTTTTTTCTGACCCCGCACGAATTCGATGTCGATCTCGACGGCACGCCGTACACCAGCCTGTCCATCGAACGCAACGAACTGGCGCTGGGGGCTGAAGCCGCCAAATCGGCGCTGGAACTCAAGCTGCCGCCGAGCTGCGATCTGGTGCGTCACCTGCTCGCGGCCTCGCTGACCGGCGACACCACTTCGGTTACCTTGCGCATCGGGCGGCGCGACACCTGGGGCGACTACTGGTGGCTGTCGGGCACACGCTGGATGGGCCGGGTGCTGGGCGTCGAGATCGACGCCGATGCAGCCCGCATCCGCTGCGAATCCGCGCAGGTCAGTTTGAAGCGCATTGGCCTGCGCAGGCTCTACAGCCGCAAGTGTTCCCATGTGCTGTATTCCAGTGCCTGCGGCGCATCGCCGATCACCGGCAGCGCCTTCGTCCTCGACGTCTATGGCCGCAACGTGGAACTCGATCGCGGTGTGCCCGGCAGCGTCAGCGGCGGACTGGCCGGTGGCTGGCTGCAAACGCCCGATGGCGCGCGCCACATGATCATCAGCGACTACGGAAGCGGTGTGGAGCTGCTCTATCCGGTGTCCATCGAGCCCGGCGCGGAAGTGCTGCTGACCGTTGGCTGCGATCACAGCACGGCCACCTGCCAGTCGCGCTTCGACAACCTCGACAACTACGGCGGCTTTCCCGCCATCCCGAGCAAGAACCCGTTTTCGACGGGCGTGTTCTGAACCCCCTTCTTAGGAATTTCCATGTGGTACCTCGTCGTCATCGTGGTGGCGGCGCTGGTGTCGGTCGCGCTCGCGCCGAAACCGCCCGAACCCAAACCGGCATCGCTTTCCGACGTCGATGCACCCACCGCCGAAGAAGGCCGACCGATCCCGGTCGTGTTCGGCACCGTGCTGCTGCGCGGGGCCAATGTGGTCTGGTACGGCGATCTGGCCGCCGATCCGATCCGCAAGAAAGGTGGAAAGAAATGAGCATCGATGTGATCGTCACCATCGACGACGTGCGCGCCGTGGGCCTGTGCGTGAACGGCTCGCGTGCGTGGTTTGAACGGCACGCTCTGGATTTCCGTGCCTTTCTGCACGACGGCGTGGCCTCCGACACCTTGCTGGCCACGAATGACGCGATGGCCTTGCGTGTGGTCGAGCACGCCCGCGCCCGATTTGCGCAGGAGCACGGCTGATGGGCGGCAGCAGCAAGAAGCAAACCGTCGGCTACCGCTACCGCATGGGTCTGCATCTGGTGCTCTGCCAAGGCCCGGTCGATGCCGTGCAGGAAATCCAGATGGGCGAGCGCACAGCGTGGGGCGATGCCGACCGTGGCCCGCTGTCCAGCGGTCACGGCCTCGCCAGTCTGTCCATCAACAAGCCGACGTTGTTTGGCGGCGACGAGCGCGAAGGCGGTGTGATCGGCACCATCGATGTACTACCCGGCAACTCTGGTCAGGGGCGCAACGATTACCTGATGGCGCGTCTCGGCAGCGCGATTCCGGCATTCCGGGGCGTGCTGTCGCTGGTGGCGCGGCAAATCCAGTTCGCCGCCAACAATCCCTACCTCAAACCGTGGGCGGTGCGTGTGCGCCGTTTCACGGCGGGCTGGTTTGAAACACCGTGGATGGAGTGGAACGCCGAGGTGCGCGTCTGGGATGACGACAGCGGCCAGGAGGTAAGCGTGGGCATGAACCCGGCGCACATTCTGGTGCAGTGCCTCACCGATCCGCACTGGGGCATGGGCTATCCGCAGGACTGCATCGGCTGGAGTTTCTGGAACGCGGCGTGGGCGTTGTCGGACGAGGGCTTCGGCCTGAACCTGATCTGGACGCGCCAGCAATCCATCGAGAGTTTCATCGGTCAGGTGATCGACCACATCGGCGGCATCCTCTACACCGATCCGGAGCAAGGCACCTTCGAGCTGAAACTGCTGCGCGACGACTACTGGATCGACAGCCTGCCGCAGTTGGGGCCGGACGAGATCGTGCGACTGGAGCGTTTCGAGCGTGCGCAGTGGGGCGAACTTCCGAACGAACTGAGCGTGGTCTACACCGACTGGCAAACCGGCGGCGACACCACCGTCACTGTGGAAAACCTCGCCGCCATCCAGTTGCAGGGCGGCGTGATCAACCAGCGCCGCAACTATCCGGGTGTGAACTATGGGCCGCTGGCCGCACGGCTGGCGCTGCGCGATCTGCGCGCCTTGGGGTCGCCGTTGGCGCGGATGAGCCTGACCGTAGCGCGCGACACCTTGGAACGCGCGCCGCTGCCGGGCGATGTGTTTCTGCTCAACTGGCCGCGTCTGGGCATCGACCAGATGGTGGCGCGCGTCACCAGCATCGACACCGGCACGTTGGGTGCAGCCGAATGGCGCATTGATGCGATGGAAGATGTATTTGGCCTCGACAGCGCTGTTCTGGCCCCGCCGCCACCCATCATCGACGAACCCACACTGGAGCCGCTGCCGCCCGCCCTGGTGCTGGCGGTGGAGATCCCGTATTGGGAACTGGCGCGCACCTTGTCGCGGGCCGAGCTGGATTACCTGACCGACACCGATGCGGCAGTGGGCGCGCTGGCGGCGGTGGGTGGTGCCGGGCAACTCAACTGGCAGCTCGCCACTGGCGCATCGGCGGGCGACATCGAGGCCATCGCCAGCGAGGACTATGCGCCGCTGCTCACGCTCGACGCGGCTTTGTCCGCCACCGAGGCCGATGCCATCGCGGTGTCGGTGACAGCGATCAGCCAACCGGAACGGCTGGCCGTGGGCAGCTACGCCTATCTGGTCGATGCCGCTGGCGAAATCCGCGAAGCCGTCGCCGTGCTGGCCTTCGATGCCGGTGCGGCCAGCATCGATCTGGCGCGCGGCGTGCTCGACACCACGCCGCAGTCGCACGCCAGTGGTACGCAGTTGATCGGCGTCGGCGAATGGCTGGCTGCCGAAGGGACGGAACGTGCACCGGGCGAATCCGTGTTCGTGGCCGCGATACCTCGCACCTCGACCGATCAGGGCGATGCGGAACTGGCCGCCAATGGCCAGCCGCTGCTGCTCACCGGTCGGCAGGCCTTGCCGTATCCGCCCGGGCGCATCCGCCTCAACGGCCAGATCGAGCCTGCCGTGATGGCCGGTGATCTCGCCGTGGCGTGGGCGCACCGCGACCGCATCCAGCAGACCGCCTACCTCGTGCAACAAGACGAGGGCGACATCGGCCCGGAACCGGGCGTGACCTACACCGTGCGCATCCGTGATCGCAACGACACGCTGGTGTATACGGCGTCTGGTATCGCGGGAACGGATTTCGTGTGGGACGTGGCCACGGCTGCCACAGACGCCGGGGCGCTGGGCGACCGCATCAGCGTGGAAATCAGCGCCGAACGCGACGGGCTGGAGAGCTGGCAGCCGCAGGCGCGCGTCATGGATCGCGCGGGCTACGGCCTGCGCTGGGGCCAGTATTGGGGAGGAAACTGATGGAGCCGCGCATCGATGTGCATCTGCTCACCCTGAACGAGCCTGTCGAATGGCGCGAGGCCTGCATCGCCAGCCTCGACGGCGCGCCGATCCAGTTGCACGTCGTGCCGGGCATTGCCGGGCGCATCGGTGAAGCCCGCGCCGCTGGCTACGCGCAGGGTGCTCTGCCGCTGGTGTCCTTCGTCGATCCCGACGATCTGTACGAGGCCAGCGCCTTCACGCAACTGGCCGACGCGCTGGATGCCTGCCCGCAAGCGGTGATGGCCTACAGCGACGAAGCGCTGATGGACGAAGCCGGGCGCAACATCGCGGTGCGGCGTCTGGCCTACAGCCGCTGGCAGCACGCCAACAGCGCCAGCCACGTTCACGGCCTGATCGTGATGCGCCGAACTGCCGTGGAAGCCGCGCTCGCGGGAACCGCTGACCTCAACAACTTCGCCGACTGGCTGCTGACCCTGCTGGTCGCCAAACGTGGCGGCGTGCTGCACCTGCCCATCGTCGGGCGGCGCTGGCGGCAACACCCGAAACAAAGTCATCGCAGCGGCGATCCCGAATCCGTCCGGCGCATCCGGCAAGCCGCCCATCTCTGGAGATAAGCATGTCATCGACCGATCCGAACCTTGGACTCACCTACGGCTGGACGCTCGGCGAGTCCGGCTGGGCCAGCGGCATGGACGCCAATCTGAAACGCCTCGGCGCGACAGTGGGCCTGTCCGTCAAAGACCGCGATCTAACCGCGCCACCGGCCAGCCCCGCCAATGGCGACCGCTACCTCATTCCTGCCGCCGCCACCGGCGCGTGGGCAGGCAAGACTAACCAGATCGCCGTGCGCATCGAGGGCGTGTGGGAATACCACGCGCCCAAGGTCGGCTGGCTTTGCTACATCGAGGACGAGGCCAAGCTCAGTGCCTACAAACCCGCAGGCTGGAGCGCGGGCATCGCCATCTGATTTCCACTTACCCGCAACCACCCGAACCCGCCCCCGAGGCGGGTTTTGCATTTCTGGAGACTGCAATGACCGAACCCGAACAACAACAGCCTGCGCTCGTCGAGAACATGCTTCTCCTGCGCCGCGAGGACTTTGACGAACTGCTCGACCGTGCCGCCGAGCGCGGTGCCGGACGTGTGCTGGCCCACCTCGGCCTCGAAAACGGCCACGCCGCCCGCGACATCCGCGAACTGCGTGATCTGCTGGAGGCATGGCGCGATGCCCGCCGCACTGCGTGGCAGACCGCCGTGAAAGTCATCACCACTGGCCTCTTGGCCGCGCTGCTGGTCGGAGCCGCCATCAAGTTGAAGCTGATGGGAGGCCCGCAATGACCGCCCGCAAGATCTACCTGCTGGACGACTGGCGCAAGATCGAACGACACGCGTGGAGCATTCGTCTGTCCATCGTCGCGGCCATCTTCACGGCGGCGGAAGTGGTGGTGCCGCTGTTCAGCGACGTGCTGCCGCGTGGCGTGTTCGTGCTGCTGGCCTTCAGCGCCAGCATCGGCGCGGCGATTGCACGCTTGGTGGCGCAGCCGGAGATGCACCGATGATCCGGCCACCGCAATGCAGAACTGTGGCCGCGCTGACGCTGTCCGCCGCCGCGCTGGTCGGCATCGTGCTGCACGAGGGCTACACCGACCGCGCGGTGATTCCGGTCAAGGGCGATGTGCCGACTATCGGCTTCGGCACGACATCGGGCGTAAAGATCGGCGACACCATCACGCCGCCGAAAGCGCTGGCGCGGGCGCTCACCGATGTGCAGCAGTTCGAGGGTGCGCTCAAGCAATGCGTGACCGTGCCGCTGGCGCAGCATGAATACGACGCGCTGGTGAGCTTCTCCTACAACGTCGGCAGCCGCGCGTTCTGCCAGTCCACGCTGGTGAGGAAACTCAACACCGAGGACTACGCCGGAGCGTGCGCAGAACTGCTGCGCTGGCGCTTCTTCCAAGGTAAGGACTGCGCGCTGCCCGTCAATGCGCGGCTGTGCGGTGGCCTCGCTACGCGGCGTCAGGCCGAGTACCGCCAGTGCCTCGGGGAGAGCACGCCATGACGCTGATCCCTTGGCCGTACCGCCTGCTGGCCTTGGCGTTACTCGCCGCCGCGCTGATCGGCTTCGGCTGGATCAAAGGGGCCGGGCACGTTCAGGCGCAATGGGACGCCGCCATCCAGCAACAAACCCTGCAAGCCGCCACCATGCGCCAGCGTCAGGCCGAAGCCACCGTCAAGGTCGTCACCGAGTACGTCGACCGCGTCCGCGTCGTCCGCGAGAAGGGCGACACCATCATCAAGGAGGTTCCCGTCTATGTGCCCGTTCAAGCCGATGTTGCTTGCACTATCAACCGTGGCTTTGTGCGCCTGCACGACGCTGCCGCCGCCGGTGATCTGCCCGAACCCGCCGGAGATGCTGATGCGGCCGCCGCAAGAATTGCGCTTTCTGCCGTCGCCAGAACCGTCGCCAGCAACTACCAGACCTGTCACGAAAACGCCGAGCAACTGAGGGCGTTGCAGGCGTGGGTGAATGAGATGAAGGCAATTGCCAAACATTGA